GGGCGGCGGCGTGGCTTTCGCCGCGCCGCCCGGCGCCGCCGCCGCGCCGCAGAAAGTCCTGCGCGCCGCCGCGCCGGCCAGGGTTAAAAAATCCCGTTCCGCCATCCGCCGGACCACGGGGGCGGCCCGGCCCGCGCGCGCCGCTGTGAGACATCCTCCTAGCCAGGCGGCGCGCGCGGTGTCGGATTTCGAGCATGCGTTTGCGGCGACGCGATCGCCGGCGTCCGCGCCCTCTGGATTGGTAACGCCGGCGGCGGCCATCGTGCCGCGGCCGATCGCCACCGTGGCGGTGTCGCCGCGCGCTGCGGCGGTGGCCGCGCGGCCGTTGCCGCCGGCGGTCGATCGGGCCGCGCCGCCGCCGACCGATCATGGGTTGCTGCGCGATCTCGCCATCGCCATCGGCGCGTCGGCGATGCTGGCTGGGCTGATCGCGCATGCGGTGTCGGCGCTGCGGTGGCCGAGAGTCCGGTGGGCGTGATGGCACAGATCGGAACCAGCGCCTCTGCCATCCGCCGCTTGATCGGCGATGTTGATTTGGCCGCGCCGATCAAGCACCCGATCGCCGCACCGGCGGTGCTGGAAGGAGCGCGCGGCAAAGCTTGGCTGGTCGACCTTGCGGCGTTGCGGCGCGCCAAGGGAATTTCCGCCGATGACGACGGCGCGCTGGCGCATTGGGTGGTCGAAGCGCCCGGCGCGCATCCGTGCTGGCACTCCTATTCGGTGGTGCTGATTCATTTGCGCCCGCTGCCGGGTGTGATCACCCGGTTCTATCGCGACAATGCGACCCACGAAATCTGGGTTGTCACCATCGATCCGGATGTCGACCGGAATGTCATGCTGACCGGGCATTTGCGGGCGTGTTGGCTGCAACCACACAACTTCGCGGCGCAATTTGTCGAGATCGCCGACCATCTCGCGCAGCAGCGGGTGCGGGCTGCCGTGCAATCGATCTGCGCCGGTACGCTGTCGCCGGATACCGACTTCATTGCGCAATGGGTCGCGCTGTTTGGCGACAACATGATGAGACATCGGCCGTAGCCAGCGCGATGGCGGCGATGATGGTTCTGCGTTCCTGAGTTCAGCGTTGGTCGTGTTCGGCGTGCGGCAGCGACAGATTTTCAATCGGGGAGGACAGCAATGGCCAGCAAGCGCAAACGCCGATCGCCGCGCGTGACACCGCGCAGCGCCGCGCCGAAACGCAAACCGAAAACGCCGCCGTCCGCCGGTCCGTCGCCGTCGGCGCGGCTGTTGCCGCGCGCCAACCGCCCCGCGGTGTTTGGACGGTCGGAAAACTGATGCTGCCGTTCCATCCATACGCCGATCTGTTCCCCTTGATCGAGGGGGCTGAGTTCGCGGAGCTTGCGGCCGATCTCAAGGCCAACGATCTCCGCGAACGCATCGTCGTGCTGGATGGCGCGATCCTCGACGGCCGCAACCGCTACCGGGCGGCGCTGGCGGCCGGTCTATTGGAAGACGACGACGGCCCGGACCGGACGAAATATTTCATCCGGTTCGTGCCGTCGGTTGACGGCGACCCGCTCGGCTTCGTGATCTCGAAGAACCTCAGGCGGCGGCACCTCAACGAAAGCCAGCGCGCGATGGTCGCGGATCGCCTGGCGACCATGCGGCAAGGCGAGCGCACCGATTTGGAACCTTCGGCAAATTTGCCGAAGGTGGCGCAGCCCGATGCGGCGCGGATGCTCAGCGTTTCCGAGCGGCTGGTGCGGCACGCCAAGGTCGTGCATGACCGCGGCGCTCCGGAACTCCAGCGCGCCGTCGATCAGGGCCGGCTGGCGGTGTCGGCGGCGGCGCAGGCCGCTAAGCTAACCACGGAAATGCAGCGCCGCATCGCCGCGGAGGCCGATGCCGGCCGTACCAATGTCGTGCGCAGCGTCATTAAGCAGGAAGCCCGCGCCAGCCGCGAAGCCGCGCTCGGCGAAAAGCAATTGGCGCTACCCGATAAAAAATACGGCGTGATCCTGGCCGATCCGGAATGGCAATTCGAGCCTTACAGCCGGGACACCGGAATGGATCGCGCCGCCGACAATCACTACCCGACCTCCAAGACCATCGACATCTGTGCGCGGCCGGTCGCGACCATCGCCGCCGCCGATTGTGTGCTGTTCCTGTGGGCGACGGCGCCGATGACCCCCGCGGCGCTCGAAGTCATCAGCCATTGGGGCTTCGCCTACAAAACCCATGTCATCTGGCACAAGACCCGTAACGGCCACGGGCGCGGGTCGGGCTTCTGGTTTACCGGCGAGCACGAATTGCTGATGGTCGGCACGCGCGGCAATGTTCCGGCGCCGGCGACGGCGCTGTGTGGCTCGGTGATCGCCGCGCCGTGGCAGGGCCGGCACTCGGCCAAGCCGGAAGCGTTCGCACAGCTGATCGAACGCGCGTTTCCGACACTGCCCAAGATCGAATTGAACCGGCGCGGCCCGGCGCGGCCGGGCTGGGATGCCTGGGGCAATGAAGCCGAACCGGCGCAATCCGATACGCCGGCTGTGCCGTTCTCGCTCACGCCGCTCGTTGGTGCTTGTTGCCGGCGCGACGGCGATTGGCGCGTGCCATTGGTCACCGCCGACGACCTCACAATTCCAGAATTCCTGCGGCGGCGGGTGACGGCATGACCGGGACCCTTGTCACGCCGGAAGTCCGCGCCGCGATCGTCGCGCTGGCGCGCGATGGCTTGGGCAACAAAGCGATTCTCGCCGAGCTGGCGGTGCCGGGGCTGACCACCGCGGCGGTCCACAAAGCGATCCGCAAGGCGCGGCGCGATGGCGCGCGCGTGCCGTACCGCGGCAAGGGCCCGACCGTTGGATGGGCCGAGATCGCGGTCGCGCTCGGCACGGACACACTCAACTATCTGCGCGCCGCCGGCCGCGCCCGCGGGGCGTCACCGGAATTCGTCGCCGGTGCGCTGCTCGACATCATCAGCCGCGATCGGATCGCCGATGCCGTGCTGGACGATGGCACCATGACGCCGGAACAGGGGGAATCATGAGCCGCATCTACGTCGCATCGAGTTGGCGCAATCAGGATCAGCCGATGGTCGTCGACCGCCTGCGCCTGGCTGGGCACGCGGTCTATGATTTCCGCCAACCGCCGCATAGCGAAGCGGGTTTCAGCTGGCGACAGATTGATCCCGAATTCCAGCATTGGAGCCCGGAGAAATATCGCCAATTGCTGCTCACGCACCCCGTCGCGTCGCATGGATTCGTTTCCGATCTGCGCGCGATGCAATGGGCCGACACCTGCGTGCTGGTGCTTCCGTGCGGGCGCTCGGCTCACCTCGAAGCGGGATGGTTCTGCGGCGCCGGCAAGCGCTGCATCGTGCTGCTCGCCGATGGTGAGCCGGAATTGATGAACTTGCTCGCGAGCGATATCTGCGTATCGATCCATGAAGTGATCGCGGTGCTCGCGGAGGGGGCCGCCGCATGAGCGATCTGCAACGCGCGCCGTTGTGCTATCTGGCGACGCCGTACAGCCGCTATCCGGGCGGCATCGAGCGTGCGTTCGCGGACGCCGCGCGATTGGCGGCCAAGATGATATTGGCCGGCGTCAAGGTCTATTCCCCGATCGCCCACACCCATCCGCTCGCGGTGCATGGCGGCCTCGATCCGCTCGACCATGCGCTCTGGCTGCCGTTCGATGAAGCTATGATGAACGCCGCCCGCGTGCTGATCGTCGCACATATGGAAGGCTGGCAGGAGTCGGCCGGCATCGCCTACGAGGTCGCGTATTTCGAGCGACACAATAAGCCAATCTTCGATCTTAACATCGCGACCATGGTGATGGCCAAACGCGCGCGCCCCTCGCTGCGCGACCACTCCGACGGCACCACCGCCGCGGATCTGGAAGCCGACCGTCGCGAGTTTTTGCAGAACACCCCGCTCGCGCACGGCAAGACCCCAAGCCAGCAGGGTGGGTCCAGCGTATGAACGCACAATTTCAACCGCAGTGCGCCGCCTTTGACAAACCCCACGTTCGCGCAACGCTGGTTCGGAAAGCCGCGCAGTACGGCGGCTTAGAAGCCTTCGCGCGCGCCCATGGCTTGTCGGAACTCTATGTGATCGAGGCTGCGAATGGCCGCACCGAAATGAGCGTCAAGCTGTGGCGCGCGATGGGCCTCGATCCAGGGTGGCTCACCCGCCCAAATGCCGGAGGCCGTGCCATGACGCCGTATACCCCCGATGCCGTGAACGCGATCCGCGCGGCCCTCCGCAGCGGCCGATCGGCCGAATCCACCAGGCGCATGCTCGGTTGGGATGCTGGTATGTTCGCAGGCGTCTGCCGCAAGCACGGCATCGATCTGCTGCTGCCGGAATCCGAGCAGGTCACACAAGCGAAAGATGCGGCGAACACGGCGGCGCCGATCAAGCCGCCGCCGCCCGTCGCAGCCCAGGGTCGCCGCCGGCGGCGGCCGGCGCCGGGCGACGAAGCGGGCTCTGGTCGCTTGATCGACGTCACGGTCAATCTGCACCCCGAGATCATCGCGGCGCTCTCGCGCCATGCCGCGCGCCGCGGCGTGTCGCGTTACCGCGCCGCCGGTGGCCTGGTCGCCGCCGAGATCGCGACGGCCGGCGTGGAGCGAATCCGGATTATCCCGCCGGCGACCCGTGGCGCCGGCCGCGGAACCGTGGCGGTCAGTGTCGGTCTCGAGCCCTCCTGCGCGACGACGCTCGAGCGTGAATCGCAGCGGCGGCGCCGTAAGCGTGAGTCGACCTGGGCCTTGGTCAAGGCCTGCCTGGTGCGATGGTTCGAACGACAGTCGGGGCGCTCGGCCGCGGGCGGGTGCGATGGAGCCGGCGCATGAGTGTCAACGTGCTGCGGCGCTATACATTCAAGCTGTACCCGAGCCCGATGCAAGTGGCGGCTCTGGAAGCGCAGGCGCGGATGATGGCCGAACTCTGGAACGCGCTTCTGCAGCGGCGCGAGGACGTCTATCGGCGAGAGAAGAGGACGCTGAATAAGCGCCAGCAATACAAGGAAATCACCACGCTCCGTGCCGAATGTCCGGAGTGGGCGGCGCTGTCGGTGGCGGCGGCGCGCGGCGTCGCGCAACATCTCGACAGCGCTTTCAAAGCGTTTTTCCGGCGGGCTAAGCAGGGCGCCGGCGCGCAAGCGGGTTATCCGCGCTACAAGCGCACGCGCGGCGGCATGTCGATCTCGTTTACCGAGTGCATGGGATCGGGCTGGTCGCTTGACCGCGCCGCCGCTGCGGCAAAGGCCGGCGGCTGGCGGCTCTACGTCAAGGGCGTGGCGGGAACGATCAAGGCGCGCGGGCTATTGCCCGCGCAGCCGCTGTCCTGGCGCACGGGCGAGATCATCTATCGCGATGGCCGCTGGTGGTTGTCCGTTGTGGTAGAATGCGCGGCGCGCCGGGTGGCTGGCGCCGAACGGCTTACGATCAGGCTCGATCTGATCGATCAGTTTGCGCGGGTTGAGCGCGCAAGTGGCGGGTCTCCCGCCTGCTCGCAAGAGCAAATCACCGGACAGTCTCAACAGCTTGACCGGACTCCGGGTCTCGTCACCCCGCATTTGTCCGGTGACGAGAACCCCTTGGCCAAGCGTTCGATCTGGAATCCGGGTCTCGTCACCCCGCATTTGTCCGGTGACGAGAACACGGTGACGCAGTGCTCGACGCCTTGCCAAGGTCTCGTCACCCCGCATTTGTCCGGTGACGAGAATGCCGTCATGATCGCCAAGGTCGACGCGATCAAGTCGGTGCGGGATAGACGGTTCCCGCGCAAACCGTTCTGCAAACCCTCCTGGCGTTGGCGGCGCGAAACCGCCCGCGCGGCGCGACTGACCGCCAGGGCGGCGCGCAAGCGCAAATATAATCTTCACCGCTGGTCGACCGCGATCGTGCAATTGGCCGCCGATCTCACCGTCATCAAGCCGGATATCAAACAGGCAACCGCCAGTCCGCGCGGCGACGCCAGCCAATGGGGCGCCGCGGTCGAAACCGTCTCCAGGCTTAATTGCAACACGCTTAATCAAGCGCCGGCCATGGCGGTGAGCATGCTCACCTACAAGGCCGCCGAAGCCAATATCCGCTGCGATGTCATTACTGACACTGCGCCGGCTATCGCCATCGGCCCAGAGCTGGTGGCTGCGTCCAAAACCCTGCGGCGCGCGCGCCGCGCAATGAGGAAGTGACCCCATGCCATCAATTCGCACGCCTGAACTCGTGACCGCCACCGTCGCGCTTAACAGCCTGATCGACCAGGCTCGGCGCGGTAAAGCAGATGTCGAACAGGGCCGCGTCGTGATCGGCGCCGCTAACGGCATCTGCCGTCTGGTCAAGACCGATCTCGAACGCCGGATGGCCGCGCCCAAACTGCAGGAACTCGAAGCCCGCACCGTGCAGGCCCGACCGACGCGGCTGTCGCGGCGCGTCTGACAAGATCAATTTGCGCGGGTTGAGCGCGCAAGTGGCGGGTCTCCCGCCTGCTCGCAAGAGCAAATCACCGGACAGTCTCAACAGCTTGACCGGACTCGGTCTCGTCACCCCGCATTTGTCCGGTGACGAGAACGATGCAGCTCGGATTGCCATCGCCGCTCGGGGTCTCGTCACCCCGCATTTGTCCGGTGACGAGAACAGCGTAAGGCGTCGAAAAAGAACCGCAACGAGGCGCAAAGCACGATCATGACCACCACCCTTCGATCGCCCCGGCATCGCTGGAGCGATCGCACCACTGTCGTCGACGGCACGGTTTCCGGTTGTCAGGAAACCCATCGCCGCTGTCCGCAGTGCGGACTGATCAAGATCACCGTGCACCCGCCGCACGGCCTGCCGTGGCGGGTCTGGCGCACCGCCGCCGGCGCTGCGTGGCAGGGCGATAGGACGCCGCCATGTGTGGCCGCGGCCGCGGCGGAGGCGTCATGAGCGTGCGGGCGATGAATTGGGCGATGGAACAGGCGACCGGCGATCCGCGCGCGCAGTGCCTGCTGTTTGTGCTGGCCGACTGCGCAAACCCGGAAGGGGTGGCCTGGCCGTCGGTAAAATACATGGCCGAAAAATCGCAACAGTCCAAAGCCACGGTGCAGCGGCGGCTGAAAGAATTGGAAGAGATTGGCGCGATCGCGCGATTCCCGCGTTGGGAAGACGACACCGGCAAGATCAATGCCGCGGGCAGGGGGCGCCGCACCAGCGATGAAATCCGGCTGCTGCTTGATCGCCGTATCGCGTCGCCTGTGGACGATTCAGATAGCGACGATGAGTCGTCGAAGCCTGAGACAGCGCTGGGTAATAGAGGGGAATTCGGGGCAATGGATTACCCTACCCCCCCGTCGCAGGCTGAGACGGGGGGGTCGCAGGCTGACACCCCCCCGTCGCTGGGGAGCGACCCCCCCCCGTCGCACTGCTGCGACCCCTATATGAACCGTAATTCTGAACCACAGAAAGATTCTCCCCCCAACCCCCCTCCGGGGGGCGAGGCGTCGAATGTGGTGGAGGTTGAAGGCTGGCAGGCATTCGAAACCGCGTTCGCCGCGGACGGCGATCCGATCGTGCGCGTGTCGATCGCCAAGCAGCTGTTCGCAGCACTGACCGCGGACGAAAAGCGGCGGTTGGTCGCAGCGGCCAAGGGGTTGATCGCCTGGCGGCGCCGGCAAAAGCGGCCGCCGGGGAAACCATCGGCGCAAACCTTCATCCGCGAAACCGATGCCTGGGCGAACTGGCAAAAATACGCCCCGCCCGATCCGGTCGTGCGCGAGCCACCGGTGTTTATCGCCGATGGCTCGGCCGATTGGCGCGCGCTGTGCGTGCTGGCGCGGATTTGCGACGACCCCGAACCGGTCGCACGCATGGTCGCCGACCATGGGCTTGGGCTGCTGCGATCGAAGCCGCTGTCGGAAGCAATGCGTGCCCTTGGCCAAGCGTTCGATCTGGAATCCGGTGAATGGCCGATCGTTGAGGACGGCTCGCAGCAGTGCGGCGCATGGTGCGCATTTGTCGGCATCAAGCCGTTTAACCTGTTCACCGGCGAGGTCGTGCAGAAGGAAATCATGCCCGGCAAAACCGTGGCTTGGAAGGTCGCCAAGTTCGGCCTGCGGGTGCCGTGGCTGTGGCCGCCGCGCAAGGATGGGTCGCTGTCGCTGGCGGCGTCGGCGATGCCAGTAGCCAATCATGAAATGAGCGATCAAGGGGAGTGACGATGTTTGCCAAGACGGATCCGACCATGGCGGATGTGTGGGGGATGGCGCTGGGGCCGGCATTGCTCGACTTCCACGCGCCGCGCCAGTGGCGCGCGCTTACGGTTCGTCCGACCTACGAGCAGAAGGCGGCGGATTTTCTCAAGACTGAGCGGCAATGGGTGTACTGGCCGTGCTTTGTCGACCAGGTGCATGCGGGCGGGCATCGCCGCGGTCAGTGCCGTGTACGGCGCGCCGTGTTCCGCGCGGTGATGCCCGGCTACCTGTTTCTGGCGGTGCACCCCGACAGCGGCGATCCCTGGAGCTGCGTGCATGCCACGCCCGGCATAACCGGTTTTGTGCGCGATGGCGGCGGTCACGCCGCCGCCTTGACCGACCGTGACATCGATATCATCCGGATGATCGAGGCCGGACTGAATCTGCCACACGATCCAATGAAGGCGCATCGCCACAAACCTGGGGATAAAGTGCGGTTTGTTGACGATACCTACAGCCGCTGGCCGCCCAGTATTGTGCGCAGGCTTGCGGAGGACGGCCGAATCGTGCTTGAGACTCTGCTGTTGGGGCGGATCGTGCCGATTCTGGCCTATCCGCACCAGATCGAGGCGATGTAGGTAAGCCAGGCGCAACCAGCGCTTCCCCTGCTCAAGTCCCTCGACGGCGCGGACGCGCTACACACCGGGCGATTGCCCGTGCTGCCGCTTACCGGCACAAAGTTTCTCGGTTTTGTCAGAACGGTGGCCCCGGTGCTGCGCAGCGCCGGGGTTTTTATTGCTATAGGGTATGCGGCGGCCGTGAAAATCGCGCCGCGCGCCAACCCGGGAGTCTCCCATGTGACGCATGCCGTTCATCCATCTTGTCAAGGATAGAGCAAAGCCCGGCGCAGCGATGCGTCGGGCTTTCGCGTTTGAAGCCATAGGGTGACGGCATGCGTTGTGGCTGCCGTCGCCCACATCCTTGGGCGTTTTCTCCCGCAAACTTCGCCGCGGGCCGAACCCATCGGGGCTGCGACCCGCGGCGCTTTGTTCGATCTGGCAGCAGCAGCACCGATGGCCGCACTTATCCGGGCCGATGCCAGCGCTGTGCTCCGCGCCTTTCGGCACATTCGCAATGAGGTCACACCTTTTCAGCTGGCCTATACGCTGACCAAAGTGGCGCAGGATATCCGCGATGGCGAACGCGAGACCATTCGCGCGGTGTTTGATCGGCCAACGCCGTTCTCGTCCAATTCCTTGTTTGTAAGGCCGGCGACGAAGCATCTGCTGACCGCCATCGTTCAGTTCAAGGAAGGATTTGGATCGATTCCCGCCTGGAAATATCTCGGCCCACAGGTTGAGGGCGGCGGGCGACGCAAGAAGCGGCACGAGCGGGCGTTGGAACGCGTCGGCATTCTTCGGTCCGATGAGTATTGCGTGCCGGGGAAGAGCGTTGGCCTCGACGCCTATGGCAACATGCGGGGAGGCGACATCGTTCGCATCCTCTCGCGACTGGGCGCCGCCGAAGGTCGTGCCGGTTATCAGATGAATGCGACGCCGCGCTCGCGTGCCCGCATCGCGCGTACGGGTGGCACTACCTACTTTGTCTCGCGTGGCCGTAGGGGTTCGCCGGATGGTGTCTACCAACGTAGACGCGGTGGGGTCATGCCCGTGCTGATCTTCGTGCGGGCACCTAAATACACCAAGCGGTTTCCGTTCTACGAGCGCGCGCATGCGATCTTCCACCAGCGCTTCGCGATCCGGGCCCGCGAGGCATGGACACGCTACCCGCCACGCGCCCTCGCCGCCTGACCGCGCCGCGCGGAATCCATCAATTGATCGCGGGTCCTTCCGGCGTCCCATCCGGCGCGGGTAATTCAAACCCCGGGCCTTCGCTAGTTGGGCGTCCGAAAACTTAGGTTGACTCGGTTGACTCGGTTGACTCGCACCAGTGATGGATTTGATCGAATGCCACGTAAATCGCTGGTCATCGAGTATCGGCCGGTTGACGCACTGGTGCCCTATGCGCGTAATGCGCGACTGCATTCGGCCGAGCAGGTCGCCAAGATCGCAGCGTCGATCAAGCGGTTCGGATTCAATAATCCGATCTTGGTAGATGCCCAGGCCACCATAGTCGCGGGCCATGGCCGGGTCATGGCTGCAGCGAGCCTCGGCCTCGATCGAGTCCCGGTGATTGTATTAGGCCACCTGTCAGACGACGAGAGGCGGGCCTACACGCTGGCCGATAACCGCATCGCCCTCGACGCTAGCTGGGATGAAGCACTTCTCGCGCAGGAACTCGCGCTTGTGGATGCATCCGGCCTTGGCGAGATCGCTGGCTTTGGCCGCGCCGAAATTGACAGTCTGCTGCTCGCTGCGGCCGGTGGCGGTGGTGGCTTGACCGACCCGAACGCGGCACCGGATGTACCTGTAACACCGATATCCGTGCCTGGAGATTTGTGGGTAATGGGTGGGCATCGGGTACTGTGCGGTAGCGCCACCGTGCGCGCGGATGCCAAGCGGGTGATGGGTGCTGAGTCGCCGCATCTGATGGTCACCGATCCACCCTACGGCGTTGAATACGATGCGAAGTGGCGACAGGCTGCCGGGCTTCAATCCGCCGGTGCGGGTGGTATCGTCCTGAATGACGACCGCGCCGATTGGCGCGAGGCATGGGCGCTTTTTCCCGGCAGCGTGGCCTATGTCTGGCATTCGGGCCTACACACCGCCGAGGTGCAGGCCTCGCTCGCAGTGCATGGTCTCCTGTTGCGTGCACATATCGTTTGGGTGAAGACCCGCCCGGTGATCTCGCGCGGTGCCTATCACTGGCAGCACGAGCCGGCGCTGTATGCGGTCAAACCGGACGCGGATGATCACTGGCGGTTTGTTCCGGAGCACGAGATTGCGTCCTATGTGGTTTTGAAGGGTGAGAACGCATCTTGGGCTGGCGATCGCAAGCAATCGACGGTCTGGCAAATCGAACATGTCAAATCCGAAACCGGCCACAGCACCCAGAAGCCGATCGAGTGCATGCGTCGGCCGATCATCAACAATTCCGATATTGGCGACGCGATCTATGAGCCGTTCGCTGGCTCCGGCACCACCGTGATCGCTGCCGAGATCACGGGTCGCCGTTGTTTGGCGATCGAACTCAACCCAGCCTATGTTGATGTGATCGTTCGTCGCTGGCAGGAATTCACCGGTGATGATGCGGTGCTCGATGGTGATGGCCGTACGTTCCGCGAGATCGCCAGCGCCCGCGGCGTGCCGCGCGCTGCCTGAGATTTCCTTAGATGCTTGAAATGACCCAGGCCGAGTATGCGCGCCACCGTGGGGTGACCAAGCAGGCCGTCGGCAAGCTGGTGAAGTCCGGCAAAATTGCCCTGTCGGTGAACGCCGAAGGCCGGCGCGTGATTGATGCCGCTGCCGCTGATCGGGCGCTCGGTGAAGTGCGAGAGCGCGTTATTGTGCGCGATGAACCAGAAGCCGGCGCGCCGCATCGCGGCGCCTATCTGCCGCCCGGCGACGGCGCGGGACTGACTAAAGCCAAGATCGCCACCGAGGTCTATCGCGCGCGACTGTCGCAGCTTGAATATGAAGAACGGGTCGGTCGGCTGTTGCGAACCGAAGACGTCACCCGTTCGATGGAACTGTGCGCGGAAATGATTGTGCGTGACATTGATCGGTTGCCAACCCGCGCCGACGACATCGCCGCCGCCTTCACCAAGGGCGGCGTGCCCGCTGTTCGCGCCGCTCTTAAGGACATCGCCCGTCAAACCCGCGAGACACTCGAGCAGAACATGCGCATCTTAAGTGACGGGGAAGTCGGCGCGGGCTCCGAGGATGCGGTGTCATGAAAGATATGCGCCGCGCGCTGCCGGTCATCGCTGGTGTGTTTGCCGGCATCTTTGCGCCAGCGCATCCGATGTCGCCGTCGGTTTGGGCGGCACAAAATCTAGTGGTGCCGGATGGCCCCTATGCGGGCGAGCGGTTTCATCCTGAATTGACACCGTATCTGGTGGAGCCGCTGGATTTCTTTTCTTCCGAATGTCTCGACAACAAATGCGTTATCCGCAAGTCGGCCCAAACCGGATTTACGCTGCTGGCAATCGCCGCGATTGGCTATTCGATTGATCGTGAACCGTGCCGGATGATGGTCGTGCAGCCGACCGATTCTGCACTGTCGGAGTTTAATCGCGAAAAGCTGCAGCCGGCATTTGACCAGTCGCGCGCGCTGCGCGCAAAAGTGCGCACGCAGATTTCGCGCTCGACGCAAGGCTCGACCACCTACGCCAAGCGATATCCCGGAGGATCGCTGACGCTGGCGATCGCGACCTCGACCGCGGATCTGCGCAGCAAGACTATCAAGAAGGTCATCAAGGACGAGGCCTCAGAGTATCCCGAAGACCTCGACGGGCAGGGCTCGCCGCACAAGATGATCGAAGCCCGCTATGAATCGTTTTTACAAACTGGCGATTGGAAAGAGCTTTCGATCTCGACGCCGGTGATCAAGGGTGCTTGCTACATCGATGCCGAATTCGAAGCTGGCGACCAGCGGCTCTGGCATGTGCCGTGCCCAGGCTGTGGCGATGAGTTTGTGTTTAGCTTTGACCTTGAGCAATTCCAATTCAATGCCAGTTATCCGTTCGAGGCGCGTTACGTTGCCCCCTGCTGTGGTCGGCCGATCGAGTCGCACGAGAAAAACCTGCTGATTCGCAAGGGGCGGTGGATCGCCACTGCGCCGGCGCCTGGCAAACACCGCAGTTACCACTTTGACGCCCTGTCCTCGCCGTTTGTGCCTTGGGATACGATCGCGCGTCGCTACCTCGAGGCCAAGCAAAACGAGTCCAACCTCAAGACCTTCGACAATCTTACGCTAGGCCGCGCCCATGAAGTCAAAGGCGATGCTCCGCCTCACGCTCGGCTGCTTGAGCGCCGCGAGTCCTATCCGGTCGGTGTTATCCCGTCCGCTGGACTGTTGCTCGCCGCCGGTGCCGACGTGCAGCATAGCGGCATCTGGTTTGAGGTAGTCGCTTACGGCCGGGATGGTCAGAGTTGGTCGATTGAACATGGCTTCGTCGAGGGCGACACCACTGATCCGGAGCGCGGCGCCTTTGCCACCCTGGTTGAGGTCTATGAGCGCCAATTTGACGACGCGTTTGGCGCACGTCGCCAGATCGATGCTTTGGCGATCGATGCGGGCGACGGCGGCCGGGCCAATCAGGTCTATGCTTGGTGTCGCAATCGACACCGCGCTTTTGCGGTCAAAGGTGTTTCCGGCTGGACCGCGCCGGCGATTGGTACGCCAGCCCGTGTCTCGATCACGCTGAAAGGAAAAAAGCTCAAGGGCGGCGCGACGCTCTGGCCGGTTGGAACTTGGCCGCTGAAGGCCACCTACTACGGCAATTTGCGAAAGGATGGCCGCAAGGCCGGCGCGGAGACCGACCCGCCAGGTTACTGCCACCACCATCAGAATTGCGACGAGCGCTACTTCCGTCAGCAGACCGCTGAATATCTCAAGACTGTCACAGTGCGCGGTCGCACCACAAAAGTCTGGCAGGAAACCGGACCAAACCACCTGCTGGATTGCCGGATTTACGCAATGGCGATGGTCGAATATCTCGGCCTGTCACGCTTGCGCGCCGACGATTGGGTGGCACTTGAGCGGTTGCGCGGCGTACCGCCGGCGGCGGCGCGGCCGGATCTGCTCGCGCCGGACTCGGTGATTCTGGCGTCCAAGCCCACGCTACGCCCGGTCTTGTTGCAAAAAACCAAGGCGCGCGGGCGCCGCATACTTTCGCGAGGCATCGCATGAGCGTGGGCATCACTCTGGCGCAGGCGCAGGCGCAGCTCGCCGCATGGCTCGCCGCGTCGTCGGCAGTCGCGACAGGCCAGGAATATGAGATCGATACCGGCGCCGGTCGCCGTCGGCTCAAGCGGGCCGACGCCAGCGAAATTCGCCATCAGATCGATTATTGGCAGGCCAAGGTCAGCGCGCTGACCGTCGGCGGCCGCCGCCGGGTCCGCTATGTGGTGCCGCAATGAACGCTCATGCGATGCTCGCCGCCGGGGTTTCGCGGCGCACCTTGGTCGACCGCCTGGTCGAATGGGTCGCGCCATCGCGCGGGTTGGAGCGGTTGCAGGCGCGCGTCAAGCTGTCGGCCGCGCTTGGCGCCGGCGGCTACAAGGGCGGCGCCGGCGATCGGCGGGCGACCAAGCTGTGGCGGCCCTATGCCCGCTCCGCCGATGGCGACGCGATTCCGGATTTGCATGCGCTGCGCGCTCGCTCGCGCGACCTGGTGCGCAACACGCCGGTCGCGACTGGCGCGATCGCGACGGTGGTGACCAATGTGGTGGGCGACGGCCTGCAGTTGCAGCCTGAACTTGAGGGCGATTCGCTCGGCATGAGCGAAACCGCCGTCGAAGCGTGGGAGAAGCGGGTCAGCCGCGAGTGGCATCAATTCTGCCGCACCGCCGATTTTAGCCGGGTTCAGAGATTTGCCGAGTTACAGGCGCTGGCGTTTCGGGCGGTGCTGGAATCTGGCGACGTTTTGGTGGTGCGCCGGTTCCGCCGCGATCCCGGCGAGGTCTACGGCACCAAACTGCAATTGATCGAGGCCGACCGGCTGTCGAATCCCGGCCTGGTGCAGACCGCGATGCGCCTCGCCAACGGCAACACTCTGGTCGGCGGCGTCGAGGTGGATGGCGACGGTGTGCATGTCGCTTATTGGATCAGCGATCGGCACCCCGGCGAGTGCCTGCCGACTGGCATGAGGTGGAGCCGGATTCCGGCACGCTCGCCCGAAGGTGAACAGGTGGTGCTGCATCTGTACGATCGGCTGCGGCCCGACATGACCCGCGGTGTGCCCTATCTCACGCCGGTGATTGAGCACATCAAGCAGCTCGGGGATTACACCGACGCCGAGGTCACCGCTGCGGTGATCTCGGCGATGACCACCGTGTTTGTAGAGACCCCGACCGACGATGACAGTAATCCGCCGCTCGGCGAGAAAAGCGCGTCGTTGGCCGAGAACGAAGTAGCGCTTGGCAATGGTGCGATCGTTAGTCTGTCGCCCGGCGAGAAGGCCAATCTGGTCAACCCGACCCGGCCGAATTCCAATTTTGACCCGTTCGTGCAGGCGTTCCTGCGCCAGGTCGGCGTCGCACTCGAACTGCCGTTTGAATTGCTGGTCAAACACTTCACCGCCAGCTATTCGGCGTCGCGCGCCGCGCTTGAAATGGCATGGCAGTTTTTCCGCCGCCGCCGCGTCTGGCTGGCGCAGGCGCTGTGCCAGACGGTCTACGAGTGGTTCCTGGCCGATGCCGTCAGCTTGGGCCGGCTCGATGCCGACAAGTTTTTCGACGACCCGGTGATCCGGCAATCCTATTGCCGGGCACTGTGGATCGGTCCTAACCGGATTTCGATTGATCCGAAGAAAGAAGCCGAGGCCGACGCACTCGACATCGCGACCGGTGTCAAGACCCGCCAGCAGGTCTGCCTGGAGCGCACCGGCGGCGAGTTCGACGACAAAGTCGCACAACTCGGCAAGGAAAAAACGGCGCTCGATGCCGCGGGGCTGGTGCCGACAGCGTCCGAGCCAGAGCCGGCGTCTACGCCGGAACCCGATGAAGACGAACGCGCGGAAGAGACCGCCGCCGCCATGCGCGAAGGCTATGCCGCGATGGCGCGCGCGCTGGCGCCGCCGGTGGTCAATGTGTCGATCGACAATCATCCGCCTAAGCGAGGCGCCGTCGTCAAGCGCGTTGAACACGATGCCGCCGGCCGCGCCACGCGCATTGTCGAAACCGAACTGAGCGAGGCCGCCGATGCCTAGCGTAATTTACAATTCCGCGCTCGACGACGAGGCCCGCGGGCTGATCGACTACGACACCGACAGCTTCAAGGTGATGCTGGTGACGTCGGCCTATGTGCCGAACAAGGACACCCACCTCAAGAGGTCGGATATCACCAACGAAGTGGTCGGCGCCGGTTACGTCGCCGGCGGCGCTACGGTTACCGTGGCCGTCACCAAGGATCTGGCGAACGATAGGGTCGATATTTCTTTGGGCGCCGCGAGTTGGGCGGCCTCGACCATCACTGCGCGCGGCGCGGTCTACTACAAGAGCCGCGGCGGGCTCGCCTCGGCCGACGAGATCGTCACCTACAACGATTTCGGCGCCGACATCACCTCGACCGCAGGCACCTTCAGTTTGGCGGCTTCGATTCTGCGCAAGCAGAACCTGACGTAACCAAGGGTTACCGCAATGAGCATACAAACCTGGCAAGAAACCCTGATCAATTCGCAGGTTGACGGGCCCGCGCTTGCCAATTCCGTCACGGCGACATCGCTGCTCAACGTCCATGAGAAGTGGGGTATGGCGCAGTCCTGGGCGCAGATTGGACGCGTCCTGCGCCTAACGGCATGTGGTCGCGTGTCCAATATTGTCACCGCGCCCGGCACGCTGACGTTGAGCTGCCGCATCGGGGCCATCACCATCGCCAACGGCGGGGCGATGGCGCTCAATGTCGTCGCCAAGACGAACGTGCCGTGGTTTCTGGATTGGCGCCTGACGTGCCGCGCCATCGGTGCCGCCGGCAACTTCATGCACCAGGGCACTTGGATTAGCGAAAGCGTGATCGGTGCTCCGCTGCCGACCGCCGGCGGGGCAGGCATCCATCTGCTGCCCAACGCCGCGCCTGCTGTCGGTACCAACTTCGATACATCGGTCCCAGCCACGTTCGACCTTTTCGCTCAGTGGTCGGTGGCCAATGCCGGCAATTCGATTCAAGTGCATCAGTACAAACTCGAAAGCCTGATCTGATGGGGTGGTCGGGTGCGGCCCTTTCGCGTGGGCTGGTCCCATCCCGCGTGGGGATTGGTGGGCGCTGGCGCGAGCCAAGCGCCCCGAAAGGCGTAATCCCGGGAGGCCGATGGCATGAAGCCGCCGCCGCGCCGCAGCGTGCATTTCGTTCAAAAAAGTTCGAGGGCCGGTTTCGAATCTCGATGGTGACGGCAGACAGCAGTGGCACACCGCTTGGTGGATGTGACGTCGAACTATACCACGCTGCGACCGATACCGTTGTAGGTCGGACAACGTCCGACCCGGTTGGGGCGTTTACTTTCGATCTCGGCAACAATTCTGACTTCTACTACATCCGCGCCTACAAGGCTGGCACACCGGATGTGGCCGGCACAACTGTCAACACGCTGATGGCGATCTGATGTGCCTGATATTTATCTCTATGATGTCCAGAGCGATGCCAGCCAAGGTAAGGTAAGGCTCCGCGACCCCGCCACCCTGGCTGGCGGCACCGCCCATGGCAATGCCCCCGGCGCGACGCTCACCGTCTCGGCGGCGGTTGTCGGCGGCGCGGCGACCGGTAGTGCATCGGCGAATGCCGCGACACTGACGGCCGATATCAGCGCGATTACTGGCGCTGCGTCCGGCGGCGCATCGGCGAATGGTGCGACGCTCGCGATTAACACGAGTGTTGTTGCCGGCGCGGCCACTGGCGCGGCGTCGGCGCCGGGTGCGCTGCTGGTCGTTGATGCCGGCGTCGTCGCGGGGGTCGCGTCGGGCGCGGCGACCGCCGCCGGTACAGTGGTTGAGTTCGCCGCGGCGCTTGGCTCCGGCGCGGCGGTGGGCGCCGCCAGCGCCGCCGGCGCGTTGCTTGATACCAACGCCGCGCTGCTCGCGGGCGGGGCCACGGGAACCGCCGCGGCCACGGGTACCAACGTCACCGCTGAGATCAGTCTGCTCGCGGGCGGTGCCGTCGGTGGTAGCGCCGACGCCAGCGCCCCTGGCGCGGTTGTTACCGCCAGCAGTTCACTATTGGCGGGCGCCGCGACCGGAAGCGTGCCCGCCGCGAGTCATGGCGGCGTTTCTTATCGTCGCTATCCGCGCCGCCCGAAGCGGCGAGCCGCCTATGCCGCCGGAACGGTCGTCGAGTTTGGCGCTGCGCTGTTGCCCGGCCGCGCCCGCGGCGACGCAACGGCGCGCGGTCTGCGCCTCGGTGAGGTGGTGGTGTTGCTGTCTGGCTCTGCGCGCGGCGACGCGCAGGCGAGCGGCGTGGTGGTGACGGTCGACGCTTCGCTGCAGCCCGGCGGTGCTGGCGGTACCAATGGTTGGATTGCGTACGACAACGATCTTCTGCTGCTGGTCGCATAGGAACACCGGAAAATGACCACACTCCTGCGCATCGCCGAACGGGTGATGAACCGTCCGCTGTTGATTCATCCGGACAAGGTGCCGCTGGTGCTCGGCATTCTCGAGGGCCGCTATCCGATCGATGTCACGACTTGGCGCGAGGATGCGCTTCGTCGGATCGACGACATGCCGGAAGCGGCGCGCACGGTCATGCGCGGTCCGGCGCCGTCGGCCTCGCGTTTTCCCGGCAGTGTGCTTGATACCGATCCGGAAACCGGCCGGCAGCGTACGCTGCCCTACAACCGGCACAACGGCGTCGCGCTGATTCCGATCATCGGCACCACCATCAATCGTGGCGCCTGGATTGGATCGAATTCCGGCGAGGTGTCCTACGAGGGCATCAAGCACCAGATCGAAACCGCCGTCGCCGACCCGCGCACGCACGCCATCATGCTCGACATCGAATCGCCGGGCGGTGAGGCGGTCGGCGCGTTTGAGGCGGCCGATGCAGTGCGCGCCGCGCGACAGTCGAAGCCGGTGGTGGCGGTGGTCAATGGCATGGCGGCCTCCGCCGCCTATGCGATTGCGTCCGGCGCATCGCGGATCATCACCACGCCGACCGGGGTGTCGGGTTCGATCGGCGTCGTGCTTATCCATGCGGATTACTCCCGCCAGCTCGACAAGAGGGGAATCACCCCGACACTGATTTTCGCCGGTGCCCACAAGGTCGACGGCAATCCATTCGAGCCGCTGTCGGAGAGCGTTCGCGCCGACCTCAAGCGCGAGGTCGACGCATTTTACGAATTGTTCATCGCTGCGGTGGCTCACGGTCGCGGCGGGCTGACGCCGGCGGCGATCCGCGCAACCGAGGCGCGGACCTTTATCGGCGTGGAAGCGGTATCGGCCGGGCTTGCCGATGAAGTCGGAAGTTTTGAAAGCGTGCTGCAAGAACTCTCATCCGGCCAGGCCGGCCGACCCATCAATGTAACCAGGAGCATGACAACCATGTCAGCTGAAACCATTAGCAGAACCGAACACGAAGCCGAGGTGGCCAGAGCCGTGGCCGCCGCTACCGCGGCCGCCGACGCTATGCGTATCGAGGCACTGGCCGAGGGTGCGCGTGCCGAGTCCGCGCGTCAGGCCGGCATTGACAGGCTCGCCGCCGAAATGCCCGGCCACACTGAGCTGGTTGCCAAGCTGAAGGCCGACCCGAACGTATCGGTCGAACAGGCGGCGGTTCAGCTGATCGGCGCCGAGGGCACCCGCCGCGGCAGTCGCCGAGCCGCCATCGAAGGTGTCGAGCGCGTCGCAGCCGGAAACCTTCCAGCGACGCCGGCCGCATCGGAGCGGCAATCGCCCGATGATGTTGGTGCCCGCGCCGCCGCAAATACGGCACCGCATGTGGTCGCCGCCAAGGCCCGCGAGTATGCCGCCACGCAAAAGGCGCGCGGCGTCAAGGTCTCGGCCGCGGAAGCGGTCGCGCATGTAACCGACCAGATTAAGACCGGCTCGCTCGCCGCTTGATCTGATCGCCCCTCCCACCCAACAACATCATCGGAGATTCCATCATGGCCAATATCGGCCTCACCAAGTCCTACACCGCGGAAGCCGCGATCAGCGCCAACCGCATCGTAAAAGTCGGCGGTGCCGACTACGGCGTGTTGCAGGCGGCCGGCGCCGCCGCCACCGAACGGTCGATCGGCATCTCGACCGAGATCGACGCGGCGCTCGGCGAGCGCATCGATGTCATTCATGAGGGCATCGCCGATCTCAAGCTCGGCGGTACCGTCGCGCGCGGCGATCCGGTGACGTCGGATGCGACCGGGCAGGGCGTCGCCGCCGCGCCTACCGCCGGCGTCAACAACCGCATCATCGGTTTTGCACTTATCTCCGGCGTGATTGGCGACATCATCCCGGTTCTGCTCAACCCACACATGATGCAGGGCTGATCGGCGTAATCGTTCCACCGGTTTTCCCCCTATTCCCCCGAGTTTCACAGGAGAACATCAATGGCTCAGGCCCCGTTTGTGATTCAGCCGCGTCTCACGGCGATCACGCTGACTTACCTCAATGAAGCGTTTATTGCGGACTCCGTGCTGCCGCGCGTGCTGGTCGACTCGCAGCAGTTCAAATGGTCACGCTACACACTGGCGGATGGTTTCACCATTCAGGACACCAGGGTTGGCCGCAAGTCTGCGCCCAACCAGATCGACTGGACCGCGACCGAAGTCTCGGACACGACCAACGACTACGGGCTCGACGACGCGATCCCGAATTTCGACATCCAGGCCGCCGCGGCGGCTAGCGATATTCAGGGTGTCAACCCGATCGATCCGGAGGCGCGCTCAACCATGCTGCTGTCGGAGCTGGTCGGGCTCGACCGGGAAAGGCGCGTCGCCGACCTCGCCTTCACGCTCGGCACTTATCCGGCCGCCAACCGCACCACCCTGGCCGGTGCCACCCAATGGTCCGACGCGGCGTCCGATCCGCTGGGCGCGATCCTCAACGCATTCGACAGTTGCGTAATCCGCCCGAATATCGCGGTGCTCGGTCAGGCGGTCTGGACCAAGCTGCGCACCCACCCGAAGATCACCGCCGCGGTCTATCCGTCGGGCGGCAATGCCACCGGCGGACCGACCGTGGTGGCGCGCCAGGCGGTCGCCGAACTATTGGAGATCGAAGAAGTGCTGGTCGGTTCCGGCTGGTACAATTCCGCCAAGCCCGGCCAGACCCCGGTGATGACGCGGCTGTGGGGCAAGCACGCCGCGTTCCTCTATCGGCCGCAATCGATCATCGACACCAAATCGGTTGCTTTCGGTTTTACCGCGCAGTGGGGCTCGCGCATCGCCGGCACTATTGGAGAAGACCCCAAGATCGGCATGCGCGGCGGCCGCTGGGTCCGGGTTGGCGAGGCGGTGAAGGAAGTCGTCGCCGCCAATGATGCGGCGTATTTCTTCCAGAACGCGGTGGCGTGATATGGCACGCGCTCCGAAAGCACTTGCGCCGATCGCCGCCAGCCGGATCGATTACGGCGAGACCGTCAACGGCAAGATCGTGGTTACCACCTTCGCGGCTGGCGACGTCGTCACCATCGCCGATCATGGGGTGCTCGACGATCTCCGCAGATCCGGCGCGGTGGTCGATGCGGCACCGATCGTGCCGCCGGCTGGCGATCCGGCGGATCTCTGACCGGTGCCCGTGGAGTCCGCCGCCGACCGGCTGTCGTTTGTCTCGCCCGATGAATTCGGCGAGGCGGCGACCTATACGCCGGCCGGCGGCGCCGCCACGCCCGGCATCGCCGGAATTTTCAACGACGGCCAGTTTTCGGCGTTTGTCGGCGACCGGGCGGCGGTGTCGGACTCGCAGCCGAGCTTCACCTGCCGGTCCGCCGATCTCCCGGTTGGCGCCGCTGGTGGCGATGTCGGCGACACGCTGGCATTGGCCGCCAGCAACACCCATCCGCCGCTGACCTTCCGGGTAGTCGATCTGCAGCCCGACGGCGCCGGTATCACCACCATCCTGCTCGGGGCGCTGGTGTGATGCACACCCGCACCCTGATCCGCGCCGCGGTGGCGACCAGGCTCGCCGGATTGCCGACGACCGGCAACAGCGTGCATGTCGGTCGCACCCGCATTTTGCAGCCGGCGCAATTGCCAGCGCTGCTGATCTACAGTCACGATGAATCCTCGGATCGGCCGATCGCCGGCAATCCGGCGAGCCTCGGCCGCGATCTCACGCTGGCGATCGAAGGCCGGGTCGCGACCGCGCTGCCACCCGACGATCTGCTCGATCTGATCGCGTTCGAGGTTGAGGGTCGGATGCGCGACACCACGCTCGACGGTCTGGTGTTTGACACACTGTTGACTCGCACCCAGGTCGAAGTCGCCGCCGAAGGTGAGCGTCACATCGGTGCGATCCGCCTGGAGTATCGCGTGCGCTACAACGACCCGGCCGAAGACGAATAGCCGGCGCTTCGCGCGGAAACCCCCGCATCACTTCAATCCTTTTCACATCAGCAAGGAGACATCGCCATGCCGGCAGGACAGGGCATCGTCGGTCGCAATCTTATTCTCAAATGGAACGGTGCGCCGATAGCCGGCGTGCGTGAAAAATCGGTCGCCATCAATGGCGAGCCGATTGACGTGTCGGCGGACGATTCCGTCGGCTGGCGTTCGCTGTTGGCCGACGCGGCCATACGTCAGGTTGACATCAGCCTGTCCGGCGTCAGCCGCAGCAATGTGCTCAAGACGTCCGGCTTCAGCGCCAACGCCCGGATATTCCCGGTTGCGATTGAGTATCCCGACGGCGGAATTATTTCCGGCGATTTCTTCCAGGTCACTTACAACGAGACCGGCACCTACAACGATGCCGTCACGTTTGAATGTGCGCTGCAGTCGAGCGGCGCCGTCAACTTCATCCCGGGGCCATGATCGGCGTCCATCTCTAACCTTCGCAACGGAGAAATCCTATGGTCGATATCGTTGTTACGCCTGCCAACGTCGTTGGCGGCGCCGATGCCGAGAGAATTCAGGGTGTCGCCGGCGCCACCGTCCTGGCCGGCCAGGTGGTCTATCGCGATTCCGTTACCCGCCGTTTTCTGCTGGCCGATAACAATTCGGCGACGCCGGACGTGCGTAACCCGATCGGCATTGCATTGCACGGTGCGTCGAACGGCCAGCCGCTGGCGGTGCAGACCGGCGGCGACCTCAATGTCGGGGCCACCCTGGTGGTGGGCGAGACTTATTATCTCAGCGACACGCCGGGCGGCATCTGTCCGGAGGCCGATCTTGTCACCGGCGAATTCGTGTCGGTGCTCGGCGTCGCCACCACTGCCAGCAATCTCAAGATGCGCATGCTGGTCTCTGGCGCGGCGGTGCCGTGATGGCGCGCGTGTTTGACGACGTTAAACTCGTGTGGGCCGGCACCACCTATACCATCCGTTCCGACCGGATGATGGGCGCCATCGCGGCGATCGAGCGGTACATCACGCTGAGGGAATTGCATCAGGCCGGCGCCGAGCGTGACACCGTGATGTTGGCGCCGCTGGCGCAAGCCTATGCCGCCGCGCTCAGACATGGCGGCGCCGATGTCGATGCGGATGCCGTCTACCAGGCGATGTTCGCCGGCGACGACACCCGGGGCATGGTGCTGGATGCGATCCAGGGCCTGACCCTGTTGATGATTCCGCCCGGCGCGGTAGCCGACGCGAGTGCGCCGGGAAACGGAAATCGACGACAGCGCCGGGCCGCGGCGAGGTCGTCGCGGAGGCCTACAAACTAGCGGTCGGGATCTGGAACATGCGGCCCAAGGATTTCTGGCGGCTGCACCCGCAGGAATTCTGGTGGCTCGCCGATCTGCGCAAGCCGGTCAAGATGTACGGCAGCCTCACCGAGTCCGACGTCGCCGAACTCTACCACCACGCTTATGGCGACGGCGGCCAAGACGGGGAGTGATCAATCATGGTAGCAACCACCGTCGGCCCGCTGAAGGTCATCATCGGCGGCGATCACAGAGACCTCGACCGCGCGCTCAGCGGCGCCGAAGCGCGCATCGCCCGCTTCGGCGGCAGGATGACGAGCATCGTGGCCGGCCTCGGCGTCACGGCCGCCGTCGCCGGCTTTCTGGCGCTGACCAAGCAATCCTTCGCCACCATCGATGCGCAGGCTGAGTTGGCCTATCGCGTCGGCGGCACCATCAGTGCGGTGCAGACGCTGGGCGCGGTGGCCGACAAGGCCGGCGTATCGTCCGAGCAATTGTCGAAATCGCTTGGCCTGATGAACATGCGGCTGGCGGAGGCCGCGCGCACCGGTTCGGGTCCAGCCTATGAGGCGCTGCGGCGGGTCGGGCTGTCGGCGTCAGATCTGATCAAGCTCAATGTCGACGAGCGGCTCGCCGTTCTCGCCGATCGTTTCGAGAAACTGGGCCTCACCGCCGGTCAGCAGGCCGAGGTCTTGCGCGCGTTCGGCATTCGCGGCCAGGAGATGATCAATCTGCTGGAAGGCGGCGGCGACGCTATCCGCAAGACCCGCAAGGACCTCGAAGCCTATGGCGTCGCGCTCTCGACCATCGACGGCGCCCAGGTCGAGGCCGCCAACGATGCGTTGAAAGACGCCAAGCTGGCGATCACCGGCGTCGCCAATCAGATATCGGTGGCGCTGTCGCCGCTGATCGGCGGCATGGCGCGCGATTTTGCTGACGCCGCCAAACAGACCGGCGGCTTTCGCGAATCCATCACACAGATGGTCGATCGTGGGGTCATGGTCCTCGGCCACCTGCACCTCGCCGTCGTGGGGTTGCGCCGCGAGTGGGAAACCCTCGGTGCGCTGGAGATCAAATTTCAAGCGCCCGATTGGGCGTCGTTCTTGGGCGGGGCCAAGAGCACAATCACAGTCTTTGAAAATGAGGCCGCCAGGCTGCGCAGGTCGATGGCGCCGCCGCCGACCATCGAGGAATGGACCGCGTGGTGGGAGCAACTCAAGAAGGGATGGGCCGAGGCTGCCGCCGCCACCGCCGGTTCTCAGGCCGCGCTGCTCGGCCGCCGCGGCGCCAATCAGGATGCGCTGACCGAAGAGCAGCGCCAGGCGCTGGAACAGCGGTTCCTGGCATTGCAGCGATCGCTCGCCAACGAGGCCGCCGCGCTGGATTTCTGGCGCAAGGAAGAAGCACTCAAACTCAAGGAGTTCAACGACAAGGGCATCGGCACCGAAGCCGAGCGCAATGCGGCGCGGCTGGCGATCGAGACAAAATATCAGCAGGACAAGGCCAACCTGGTCTGGTCTAAGCTCGAAGAAGGCGTCGCCACTGAGAACGAAATCCTGGCGCGCAAGCACGCCGAACAATTGCGCCTGATCGGCGAATTCGAAGCGGCGCGCACCATCACCGAGAATCATGCCGCCGAATTGCGTCGCCAACACACCGAGAAGCAGGCGCTGGCGCTGCTGCAATTGCAGGCCAAGCAATATGCCGGCCTCGCCGGCATTGTCGACACCGCCATGGGGCACATCTCGCAGATCATCGGTAAGGAAGGCGGCGCGGCGTTCGAAGTCATGAAGGCGATCTCGATGGCCACCGCGCTGGTCAAGGGCTTTGAGGCGACGGTCAGCGCCTATGCCTATGGCGCCGCGATCGGCGGGCCGCCGCTCGGCGTCGCCATGGCGGCGGTCGCAGCCGCCGGCACGGCCGCGCAGATTGCCAATATTGCGCGTCAGCAGCCGCAGGGATCCGGTGGCACCGTCACCGCGCCGGCTTCATCGGGTGCCGGCGCCGCTGCCTCCGCGCCGCAATCAGCCGCCGCGCCGGGCGGCACGCTGACGGTGCAGGGCATCGACCCATCGTCGCTCTATTCCGGCGAAATGGTGCGCGCGCTCGCCGCGCGGCTGTTGCAGTTTCAACGCGACGGCGGCCAAGTCGTGTTGGCCTGATGCTCGTTATCTCGCAGAACCTGGTCCTGGCGCCGCCGCCGGCGCCGTTCTCCGCCAATAATCCGGTGGTCGGTTGGCAAAACATCGTCACGGTCGCGCGGCTGGCGGCCAGCAGCGCCGATCCGGCCTTTCCGGTGGCCAATCTCGCCAATCCGTCGACCTATATGGGGTGGCGCGCCACCAGCAATGCGGCGCAGACCGTCACCATCACTATTCCAACCGCCGACCCTGTCGATTATCTGGCGGTGGCCGGCCATAATTTTGGCAGCGCAGGGATCGCGGTCGGGGTCGAAGGCCGTGCCAGTCTGCTCAATCCATTTACGGCGTTGGTGCCGGGGGCGATCCAGGCCGACGACAGTCCCTATCTCGGACGATTTGTGCCGCAGTCTCTGGCCGAGGTCCGCCTCACGCTCGCGGCCGGCAGCGTACCGCCGCAGGCCGCGGTGCTCTATGTCGGCAAACTTTTGGTGCTACAGCGCCGGATCTATGTCGGCCATCGCGTGTTGCGGTTCAATCGTCGCGCCAATGTGGTGGTTGGCGAGAGCGAGGAAGGTCAGTTTCTCGGGCGTATTGTGCTCGGCGAAATGAGCGAGTCGGCGCTCGACATGTCCAACATCGCGCCGGCGTTCTATCGCAGCGAAATGGAGCCCTGGCTGAAATCGGCGGTGCGGAATCCGTTCTTCTTTGCCTGGCGGCCGTTCGATTACCCGAACGAGGTTGGCTACTGCTGGTCGGCTGGCGACGCGCAGATGTCCAATCAGCGGGTCAACGGTTTTGTCCAGGCGTCGCTCAACCTGCGCGGCATCGTCAAATGAGCCAAGCTAGATGAGCGACGAGATTACCGGTAGGAGCCTGACCTTTGTCGAAGCCGACGTCGATGTCTACCGCATCACGCGCTTTGAGGCAGCGCGTGCCGGTGCGCCGCTCGATGGCTGGTCGCTGATTGAGGGCGTCAATACCAGTCTCACCGGCGTCATCGACGCGGCGCTGCCGTCCGGCCGCGGCGCGCGATTGCAGAAGACCGTCGCCAATGGCGACGCGGTCTGGCGCTGGGCGGCGATGCCGAGCGCGCTCGATGTCTCGGTTGTGGCATTGCTGCGCTCGCAGATCGCCGCCGAGGATGCCGCGATCGTGTTGCGCAACGCCGCGCCGGGCTGGGGCTACCTGCTGCGGCTCGCCAACAATGTGTTGGAAATTCGCAAGGGCGTCGGCGCCGGCAGCTATGCGCTGCTTGCCGCGCTCGCCTTCGATGTGGTCGCCAATGACAGCGTCTGGCTGCGGTTCGATGCCGCCGCGGTCACCGGGCCCGGCGTGCTGTTGCGCGGCAAGGTCTGGCGCGGCGCGCTGACCGACGAGCCCCAGGCATTCGCGGTCGTCCATACCGATAGCGTAGCGCCAATCGCCGCGCCGGGCCCGGTCGGGCTCTATACATTCACTGCCGGCAGCGATGTGCTATGTGGCCACTTTCGCGCCAAGAGCCTGCTGGGCTCCGCGGTTGAGACCCTGCGTTTTGCCAAGCCGGCCGATTACCTGCCGCGGGAGATATCCGCCGTGCCCGATCTGGTCGAAGCATCCTTGTCGCCCGGCAGCATTGCGCTCGGCGAGTCGCTCGGCGAGCGCGCAACCTTGAGCGTGGTGCTAAAGGACCACCCCGGCGCCGATCTCGGCGAATTGTTCGGCGCCGGCACCCATTGGGGCAAGGCGCGCGCGCGCGAGCTGTTTCGGCGCGGCCAGCCAATCCGGGTCAAGCGCGGCTTGCTCGGCCAGTCTTTGGATCAATTCGAAACCCGGCATTATGTGTTCGACAGTTTCTCAGGCCCGAGCCCGCAGGGCGCCGTGGCGCTGATCGCCAAGGACGCACTCAAGCTCGCCGACGACGACCGCGCGCTGGCGCCGAGGCCGTCCAATGGACGGTTGGTCGCCGCCATTACCAATGTCGCGGCATCGGCCACGCTGACGCCGTCCGGCATCGGCAACGCCGAATATCCGGCGTCTGGCCACGTCGCGATCGGCGGCAAGGAAATCTGCGCCTTCACCCGCGTCGACGATGTATTGACGCTGACCCGGGCGCAGTTCGGCACCGCAGCGATCGCCCACAACGCCGAGGACCGCGCGCAGCTCTGCCTGCAGTTCAGCGCGGTCGATCCGGCTACGATCATTCACGCGCTGCTGACCGGCTATGCCGGAATCGCATCGGGGACAATCCCGCTCGCGGCCTGGCAGCAGGAGACCACGATCTTCCTGCAGCGGGTCTATACGAGGATGATCGCGGAACCGACCGGCGTTAACAAGCTGGTGTCGGAACTGATCGAGCAGGCCGGCCTGGCGGTGTGGTTCGACGACCGCAGCAACCAGATCAAGCTGCAGGTGCTGCGTGGCATCGTGGTCGATGCCTACGTGTATTCGCAGTCCAATGTGCTGCAGGGCTCGCTGTCGGTCGCCGACCAGCCCGAAAAACAGATCACCCAGTGCTGGACTTATTATGGCGTGCGCAATCCGCTGGAGCCGCTTGACGCCACTGAGAACTACCGCTCGGCGCTCGCCACCGCCAATCTCGAAGCCGAGACGCAGGCCGGCTCGCCATCGATCCGAACGATTTTCGGCACATGGATCCCGGCGCTCGGGCGCGCCACCGCGCAGCGGGTCAACGATCTGCAGATCGGCCGCTTCGTGCGTCCGCCGCGGCGCTTTGCGTTCGACGTGCTGCGCTACTCTGGGGTCGAGGAACCGCAGCCGGGCGGCGGCTATCGCATCGCGTGGTGGGGCAACCAGGATGAAGCCGGCGCCGCCGTCAATGCGCCGATTCAAGTGACCAGGGTCAACCCGACGGCGGATCGCATGCGAGTCGAGGCGGAGGAACTGCTGTTCAAGATTTTCGACGCCGGCGATCTGAAGAACCGCAACATTGTGGTCGACGGCAACTTCAACAACCTCAACGTCCGCACCAGCCACGATTCGATCTACGGCGCGCCAACGGGGCTGGATATTGTCAACGGCGTCAACCTTAGCGTCATCGTCTCGGCCGGCGTGATCGTCGGCTCCACCGCAACGTCAACGTTTGCGCTTGACATCGGCGCGTGGCCGAACACGACCGCCATCGGCAATACCACCAACGCATCGCCGGTGGTGACCAGTCTCAGTGTCAGCCCGCTGCTGATGGAGGTCGGCACCCCGGTCACCGGGCCCGGCATCCCCGCCAATACGCGGATCCTGACCCGCGACAGCGCCACCCAGATCACGCTGGACAAGAACGCCACCGCGCTCGGCGTTGGCGTGACGCTGACGTTCTGGCTCAAGATTTCGGTCAGCGTGGTGGGGCGGGTGCAGGGCCGCGGCGGTGACGGGGGCAACGCGAACGAGAACGGAAATCCCGGCGGCGGCGCACTGCGCGCGCAACATCCGATTACGTTGAATGATGTCAGCGGCCAGATATTTGGCGGCGGTGGGGGTGGTGCTTCAACAAGCGGTCCGGCCGCTCCGGGCGGTGGGGGTGGGCAAGGGCAGTTACCGGGCGGTGGCGGTACCGGATCCGGCGGCGCCGGCAACGGTGCCGGTGGCACCACTGAGGCGGCAGGTGTGGGTGGTATTGCCGGTGATTGGAGTGCGTCGGCCAGTGGCGGCGGCGCTGGCCTGCCTGGTGGCAACACCGCGACACGATCGGGCGGCGCCGCCGGCGCGGCGATCGACGGCATCAGTTTTGTCACCACCGTGGGCGCCATCGGCGACCGCCGCGGCGCGCAGATCAACTGACTTGCTCCGACCTCATCCTGAGGAGCGAGCGAAGCGAGCGTCTCGAAGGATGGCCGCGCGTTCGGAGCTTGCCGCCATGCTTCGTGACGCATCGCAGCGCGATCGCGCCGCGATGCTCCTCAGCATGAGGTCTGGAAAACAGAAGGACACACCATGCCGTTCGCAGTTGTTGAATTCCGCGCCCAGGACACCGCCGGCAATTTTCTCACCGGGGTCGATGTCGAGGTGCGCCGCGAGGTTGTCGGCGAACCGCTACAGCAGATCTTTGCCGATCGTGACGGTCTGACGCCGCTCGGCAATCCCGCGCACTTTGCCGACGGCATCGTGCGGTTCTACATCGCCGGCGGCGCCTACAAGATCACGGTGTCGAAGAGTGGCGTGCCGATCGGCGATGCCTTTCGGCACAAGGCTGCCGGACTTAATGCCGAGACCGACGGCGCTGGCAATGAGTTCGGCCGGTTCGAGATCGAGCGGATGGCGCGGTTTGCCGCCGCCGCCGCCGAGCGGCTTGATCGGACCCGGCCACCACCGGTCGTCGCTTCCAGGACGTTCGAAGCGGAACGCGTGAGCATCGCCGCCGTTGCCGCCAACGCCTTCACCCAATCCTGACCCTGACGGAGAAATTGCACCATGCGCGATCCTTCCTATGGCGCCTATTGGCGGACCTGGTCCTGCGGCTTTGTCGCCGCTGACGGCACGCAAGCCAAGATCCTGGTCGATGAAACCCCGGCGACGGTGCTGCCGGCGGTCGCCGGCGAAACCGCCTTTCCCGGCGAGGTCACGGTCCGCCAACGCATCCTGCAGGGCGGGTGCCGGGTGATCGACGGTTCGCTCGCATCGAGCGACGGCACCGCGCGCTCGCTGGTGCTGTGGCTCGGCCGGGTGCTGTCGCGCGCCGCCGATTTCGGCGGCACCCTGACCGTCACCACCCAGAACGTGTTCAACCGGGCTGCCGGGTCGTTCCTGACCGACGGCTGGCGCGTCGGCGACAGCGTGATGCCGTTCGGCATGACGACGGCCGCCAACAACGGCGTCGCCGGTCTGGTGACCGCAGTGACCGCGCTGGCGCTGACGGTCAACGGCACGCCCTACACCAATGAGACCATGCCGGCGACCGCGCGGCTCATTCGCGTCAGCCAGCGCACCCGGCGCGCGGTGCCAATCAATGCCGGCAATCTCGACACCACGCCGGCCGTCGCCTTGATGGGCGGCGCGCAAGACCCGGCTGCGCCGGCCTTGCCGGACACCGGATACTCGCTGGGCGATGTCGACGTGCTGATTGCCGCGATGGCGGCGGCGGTGTCGGCGCTGCCGGCGCGCGTCGATGCACAGGCGGTCACGGCGCGGTACTGACCATGCGATCGCTTGAACACTTGATTGGATCACAGCGCAGCGAGCGGCCGGAGATCGTCGGCAATTTCGACATCAAGCAGAGTTTACAACTCACCGGCGACATCTCGCCGTCACAAATTACCGCCGACCAAAACGACTACAATCCGCCGGAGCTATCGACCGCCGCGCGGCTGCGGCTCAACTCCGACGCGGCGCGCAATATCACCGGCCTGCAGGGTGGCACCGACGGGCGGGTGCTATACATTCATAATGTCGGGTCCTTCGACATCGCGTTGATCGACGAAAGCGCGCTGTCAACGGCTGCCAACCGCTTTGCTCTGACCGCTAACCTGACGCTGGCGCCGGATGCGGTCTGCGAACTGCAGTATGATTCGACATCGTTGCGCTGGCGCTCCGTGGGCGCAGCGGGCGGCGGCGGCGGCGCGGCAGCGGCGACCCAAGCCGAGATGGAGGCGGTGTCCTCGACCACGGTCTATACGTCGCCCGGCCGACAGCATTTTCATCCGGGATCAGCAAAAGGTTTTGTAAAATGGAATGGATCTACAAGCACCATCGACGCGAGCTACGGCGTAACGAGCCTCACCGACAACGGGATAGGTGATTTTACTGTCAACTTTGCGACCGCATTTTCGAGTGCTAACTACGCTCCCAGTGGAATGGTTCGTAAGAACAGCGGTACGAATGGAGGAGTGTTTATGTCGATTGACAACAATACAGCTCCAACTGTCTCTGCTCTACGAATTAAAAATCAAGATGACGGTGCGACCCTCCATGATGGACTCTATGCGTGCCTGTCGGTGTTCGGGGATCAATAATGCTGAAGCGCATCGTTTTCACGCGCATTGCTGATAATGGGGTGTCAATATGCTGTCCAGCCAGCGAGGTAATTGCATGGATGGGTTGCGGCGGCTTCTGGGATCAGCATGCGCGTGGTTTTATCGAGATGCAAATTGAGCGACAGATCACTTGTGGGGTCGCTCCCGACGTGGCCCGCCGCTATGCCTACGCAATGCAGCGCGGCGGTTGCACAACGGCGGAAGCACTAGCGATTATACGCGACCGCGACTGCGCACCGTATGGCCGCGCCATTGAGCTGTGGGATCTGGCTGATGTTCCGGTCGATTACTGGTTTCGCAACGCGTGGCGGCGATCGCATAATGGTGGACCGATCTCAATCGACCTCGCGCGCGCCAAACGAATCCAATTCCAGCATGCGCGGGCAGCGGTGATGGCGATGAATAGTCGGCTCAATAGCGACATGGAATCGTTTGATCGACTTGTCGATATAGACTGGCTGCGGTTCCGCGAACGAATTCGTTCCGCCAGCGACGTTCGTGATCTGCGTGGCATCTGGCCAACTCATCTCGCCGTTTCATGCGGCGGCGGCCCCCGACGCGCTGAAGAAGGTCATGCCGGCGGCGCTGCGCTCGCCGCGTTGATGGGCTCGGTGGCTAGGCGAGAAGCTTAGCATAACGTCCGCTCTGCACCGCGCGCGGAAGATCGACAACCGGCCATCTCTGGAGTTTGTACATATTATCCTCAAACTCATCTTTCGTGATCAGCGCCGTTAGTTCCGGGGCGTGACTGTAAGACGACAGCTTGTGGTTGACGTCATCGACATCTCCGATTGAGGTGAAGTGCCATGCGCCATCCCAGATCACATTAAGTAGGAGCGGCGTTCGTGGCATGTGCCGCCAAAGGCGAAATGTGCTCACGGGCGAGTTGAATGGTCGCAACCATTTTCTTCGCGAAAAGCGAACTGAAATTTCGCGTAAACCATTGGGGTCGGTCAGGTTGCGGTAGGTCAGAAGTCGTGGTCCGAGACGGTGGTCGAGGTCATCGTTTCGAAGGTTCAGCCGATAAGTATAGTTTTCACACCAGAATGCTATCAAGCGGCGACTGAGCATCGGCGCGGAGAGTGCGGCGGCAAGCCGCCGCGGCTTCGGAATCTCGTCGACGTCGGAAACAATGATCCGGTCATCGGGCCGCGCGTCCTGCAAACCTCGCATGATCGCGCGTCGCTGCGCGCGCTCTCGCACCCAGGGGTTGCTGCTGTCCGGCAGATCGTCGACCACGACGTGCGTGATCTTGTGAGCATAAGCGGCAAAGCGGGCTTTGCATTCGCTGAACACAAGCGGCTTCGGCGAGCCCATGAACGTGCGTGTGGCTTCAACCAGAACGAACCTATCAACGAGCGGGTCAAGTTCGGCGAGTCTGATTTCGAGAACGTCCAATTCATTGAAGAAGGTGAAGCAATCATAGGTGCGTGGCGTGGCGGGTGCGCGTTCGCTCATCTTCTACAACCTACCGCCGGGTGACCGCGTTCGCAGCCAACTGCGGCGGGCGGCCTGAAACTCACCGGAGATCGCATTATGTCATGGTCCGACGTAAAACCGCAACCGTTGCGGATCGAGCAACTGCGCGCCCATATCTGGGGGCTGTCGTTTACCGCCTGGCGGCCGTCCTTCATGGTGATTCACAACACCGCCGCGCCGACGCTGGCGCAGTGGAAGGCCTATCCGCGCGTGCAGCGGCTGCAGAATCTGATCGGCTACTATCGCGACCAGATGGGCTGGCCGAGCGGGCCGCACGCCTTTGTCGACGACGAATTCGTCTGGACCTTCACGCCGTTCAACCAGAAGGGCACGCACAGCCCCTCCTGGAACGGCACCGCGCTCGGCATCGAATGCGTCGGCGACTATAGCCGCGAGGATGACGATCTCGGGCCGGGGCTGAGCATGAAGAAGAACGCGATCGCGTTGTTTGCCCTGCTGCATGAACGGCTCGGCCTCGATCCCGCAACCATCAAGCTGCACAAGGAAGACCGCCGCACCAATCACGATTGCCCCGGCAAAGATCTGGCCGATGACAAGCCGGCCTTTATCGCGAGCGTGCTGGAATATATGGGACATGGCGGCGAGCATCCGGCCGCGCCGCCACCATCGGAACGGCCGCCGGCGATGGTGACGCCGGATCGCAAGCCGGAAGGCATGGTCGCTGCCGCGGTCGGCGACGCCGGCTTGAACCTGCGCAGCGCCGCCAGCGTTACATCGCCGCGCGTGGCCAATCTGCCGAAAGGCACCAAACTCGCGATCCTCGGCAGTGCGCAAAACGGCGCCACCGAATGGCTGCGGGTCTGGCTGCGCGATGCCTCCGGCACCGCGCGGGTCGGCTGGGTGGCCGGCCGATTCATCGAACGTGCGTAGCGTCTCGAAAACAACCAACACAGGAGAACCACCATGAAGTTTCTGACCTCGCTGATCGACGCCAATCAATTGGGCGGCTGGGCGCGCGCCGCCGTCGCCGCGCTGCTCGGCTCCGCGTCCGGCTGGCTGGGCGGCGCGCTGGTGCCGTTTCTGACGCCCGAAGTGCAGGCCGCGATCGGGCTGCTCGTGTCGACCGCCGTGGTCGGCGTCTGGTCGAGCCTCGCCAAGAAGGCCGCCGCGCCGTGAGCGGTGCGGCCGCGCTAATCCAGATCGCGCATCTGTTTCTCAAACTCGCCAACGGGCTGTTTCAGCATGTGCGGGATGAAAAGCTGACGCAGCTCGGCGAGGATCGCGCCAATGGCAGGGCGCTGTTGGCGCTCAACCGGACCGCCGCGTTGTTGAAGGAAATCGACGAGCGGTTCGACAAAATGAGCGACGCCGAGATCAAGGCGTCGCTGGAAGGCAAAGGGGACTTCCGTGACTGATTGGCCAACCATCTGCATCCTATTTTGTTTGACGGCCGCGCCGGCACCAACGGTGGTGGATTCGTTTGGGCAGCAATGCCGGATCATCCGGCCGTCGCGCGCCGACAGCGCCGAGACCTTGCGGCAGATCGCCCGCGAGAACGAGCGCTGCCGCACCGCGCGCGCCGCCGCGGGGGTGAAGTAGCATGCGCGCGCTCGCCGTCATCATCGTTGCGCTGGTGCTGGCTGGTTGCCAGCACCGCGATGTGTTCGATCGCATGAACCCGCCGCCGAAGGTCAAGGCGGCCGCAAAGCCAAAGCCCGCGCCGCAACCGATCGGCGCGATCGGCTGCAAGCCGCGGATCACTGGGCTGTCTCTCGTAGGATGCTGAACACCATGGATGACGCAAAAACCAAAATCGAGAGCGCGATTGAAAGTCTGGCCTTCAAGGGGCTGGCGCGGCTGGCGATGTTGATTTTCTCCGCGCTCGGCGTCCCGGCCATGGTCTGGCTGGTGACGACCGTGAACAACACCGGTCAGTCCATCAAGCTGCTCAGTCAAACGATCCAGCACAACATGGTGCTGGTCGAATCGAACGACAAGCAGATCAGGGCGGATTTGGACGTGTTGCGGTTCGAACTGCAACGGGCGGCGCGCTACAGCCGGGACGACGCCGAGCGGGATTTCAAAATCCGGGACTACCGGATCGAGCAGAACGAGCGGCGGATCGACGGGCTTGAGATGCGGCGGTGAGCGACTAAAGGTTGGGACCGAAAGTCAACAGACAAGAGCGGACATTTGTGGACAAATGCGGAGCGAGTCGCGTGTGTTCGGCGCTACGCGGCGCGATCCTTCAGCGGCGCAATGGCGCTGAGGGCCTTGCCGATCTGAGTGCGTGCCTGCCAGAGGTCGTGGTCGGCCTGCATGCGCAGCCAGTGCTCGGCGGTGTTGCCGAAATAGGCGGCGAAGCGCAGCGCGGTGTCCGGCGTGACCGGCCCCTTGCCGGCCAGCACCTTGCCGAGGTGCTGGCGCGACATGCCCATGGCGATGGCCGCCTTATTGGCATTGACGCCGTTGTCTTCGAGCACGTCGGCGGCGACCGCGCCGGGGTGCAGTGGGGCGACCTTGCGGCGGCGGGCGGGGAGGCTGGTCATGGCGGCAGCTCCGGCAGGGCGACCGCCGGCGGGGTAACCCGCCGGGGCTTCATGGGTGAGGCTGTTCGAGGTCGACATCGTGGGCGTCTCCATTAATCCATGTGAATGTGATGCGCCAGTGGCCGCTGACTGAGATCGACCACTTGTTAACGTAGGCGCCGGACCATTTGTGCAGTTCATAGCCGTGAATGTTCAAATCGGGCAAGCCCTTGGCCTGGTTGAGCGCGGTTAACCTGGCGGCGATCCGGCGTTGCAGCTTGGTGTCGATCCGCCGCGCGCGGCCGGTTTCGAAGAAGTCCCGCAGGTCCCGGTTTTTCCAGCTCTTGATCATCGCCTATCCCCTTTGCCGATGGCGATCAATGTAAACCGGAAGATGACAGTTGTCAACTGAAAGATTACAACAAGTGGACAATAATTCTGTAATGGTAACGTCAATTGTTTTGTGTCAGCAGGAAAGGGGTACTGACCTTGCAGTTGACATTCGCCCGTCGAGGGGTCTATATTTCGGCCATTGGCGCGGGGATCGGCCCCGGTCACAGCAGGCGGGAGAGACCCGATGTCCGGTTACAGAGATTTCTCGAAGTCGAACAACGCCGTGCAGGCCGAGGCAGAGGGATGCACTGCGCCATTTGGTCGATCTCCGCAATTATTCGGTCAATTTCGGCGTCCGTCATTTGCTGCCCCTTAGCGGTCACTCTTTTTCAAGCGGCACGTCGCGCCATTCGGTCTCGCGTCCGAGCGGCGGCCTGCCTGCATAGAATCTTGCGGCATTAGGTAGCAAACGCACCAACGAACGGGACCATCCCCGCGACCCATTGACAAAGGGTCGCGAGTCAGAATCGTGTTCCCCGTTCGTTCGCGGCATACCTTGAGCCCAGGAGCGAACTATGTATGATCCACCGAATCAACTTTCGCGTGTACCGTCTGCAAGGGGCTTTGGGCCGGTGTCAACGCTAATCACTGGCGAACACCTCATTGACGCCATAGGCGAGGGCGGCTTCATAAAAAATGGAGCGGCCAACTGCGTCGAGGGCGCGAAATATGACTTCAGGATGAGTCCGCTCATCCTGAAATCGTCCTACGGCGGCGCGCCGGTAAATCTAAATAATCTGACGGAAGAGCAGCGAGCTCGAATCCAAGTCGAGCCGGGCGAGGTCGTATTCGTCCGGACATTGGAGCGGCTTGAATTGCCAAACAATATTACGGCAGTTCTGAGCACCAAACGAAAGCTGAGCCATCAGGGCGTCATCGCCTTGGGCGGATTTTGTATTGACCCCTTGTACAAGGGTCCGCTGTTTATCGGGCTGTACAATTTTTCGTCTACGCCATTCCCATTGCAGGCAGGAAAGAAGCTAATAGCAGCGCTTTTTTATGAACTCTCGGGCGCGGAAATAACTGATTTTCCCCATCCTGAATCTGTTCCGGATGACGACTTTCCGGACGAACTCAAGAACCTAATTCGCAACTACAAGCCTGTTGAGCTGAAGGGACTGATCGACAAAATCTTTGCTCTCCAAGCGCAGTTCGACGCTTTGCAGGATGAGGTCCGTGACGACAAGACTTGGCGAAGAGACTTTCGCGCCGCACTGGAAGAACAGTCGGGCCAAATCAAATCGCTGTTGCATGGTCTAACGGAAGAGAAGGAGGCAAGAAAACAAGAGGACGCAGCGCTACGCTCTAAATTAGAAAACATCAGCAGCTTCTTCACTGTAGCAAATGTGCTGATCGGAATAGGCTTGCTGATCCTAGGCGGCTTTCTGCAATGGGCGATCCCGAAGCTATTTGATCGTCCGGCGCCGGCTCCCGCCTCGCCGCCGGCCATTACAGCCCCCGCGCCGACCGTCATGCCTCCACCACCAGCTCCTAAGCCGAGTCCTTGATCCGCAAGGACTGGCAATCAATCGCATCCAAGCACTGGATCAGGAATACGGCTGTGAATCCGCCGCGGGCGATCTTGTTGGCGATGTTGCGTTCGGTCTCTGGGATGCCCATGGCCGTGAGCTTTTCGGCCAATTCCCGATAGCCGACGTTCCGACGTTTCAGCTCGGCTTTCAGAAGACCCTTGACCCGTTCTTCCCATTGAGGATTTTTTGGCATTGTGGCTACCCCGCATCTGTAGGTAAAAATCATCATATCCGATGTATTTACCATTGACAACGTGGTATGACATCATCATATTCGATGTAGTTTACATCGGATGTGATGACAAATGGCCCAGCACTTCCTCCTTTCCGCCGCTGCCCGGACCCTCTCCCTCAAGGCGATCTATGCCATGGGCGAGGACAAGGCTTACGAGACATTCTGCAATCTGCGTTGGTCCGCCACACAGGGCGAGCCGGTTTGTCCCAAGTGCGGTGGCCTCGATCACTACAAGATCACCACGCGCCGTCGCTTCAAATGCGCGGCTTGCAGCACGCAGTTTTCCGTGACGAGCGGCACTATCCTCGCGTCGCGCAAGATGAGCTTTACCGATTTGCTCGCCGCGATCTGCATCATCGTCAACGGTGCGAAGGGTATCGCCGCGTTACAGCTCGCCCGCGATTTGAAATGCCAGCACAAGACGGCTTTCGTTCTCGCTCACAAAATCCGCGAAGCGCTCGCTTCCGAGACGAAGGGCGAGACGTTGTTTGGCGAAGTTGAAATCGACGGCGCGTATTTCGGCGGTCACGTGCGCCCGGCGAACCACAAGGACGCACGCAAGGATCGTCGGTTGTCGGAGAACCGCAGCAACAAGCGCCGCGTCGTGGTTGCCATGCGTGAACGCCTGGGCCGCACGCTGACGGGCGTTTTCAAGTCTGAAGATCAATCGCTCGGCATGATCCAAGATCGCGTGCGCGCGGGCTCGCTGATCCTCGCAGACGAAGCGTCATCATGGGATGGCTTGCACGCTTGGTACACCGCCAAGCGGATCAATCACTCGCTCGCATTCTCGGACAACGGCGCATGCACCAATCAGGCGGAGTCTTATTTCAGCCGCTTACGCCGGATGGTCGGCGGACAGCATCACAAAGTCAGTGGCCAATATCTCCACCAATACGCTGCGCATGCGGCGTGGCTGGAAGATCACCGCCGGGACGACAACGGCGCACTCGCCCATCGCGCCCTTGGCTTGGCGCTTGGTCATGCGGTGTCGCGGAACTGGAAAGGATATTGGCAGCGCGGGCTTTAGCCCTCGCCCTCGCCAATCTCCGGCACCCGATTCACATCGTGGTATTTTTCAGCAATCATTTGCTCGATTCGCTGGGTCAGTATGTACCGCGCGACATCTGATTCAGATGCGCCTAAGGCGGTCCTGATCTTCAAAATACGCAGATAGGCATACTGCGTTTTTGGTAACGCCATCCGGACGATGACCGTCTCTTCTTTCGGCGGCGCACCGGCCATTACGCAACTCGTTACATTTTAATGACGATTTTTGACATTAAAATGCTTGTTCCGAAGAGTCGACTCGGGCATTATATCTACGCTAAAGAAAAGGCCCCCTCTCGTGAGCGGCCTCTATGTCGCCGGCCAGTTGCGCACGGCGCTTGACCAGCCCTGCCAAAAGGATCGTGTTCGCCATTGGCGAAAGATAGCCGAACCGACAACGTCTGCCCTCAAGTCAGTTGGTGCATTTGCTACCTAATGCCGGAATCTTGTGATTGACCAGCCCTGTTGTAGAATGCGCTTGCCGTCGCGCTCGACGAAGCGAAGGGCAGGGGTTGCTTCCTCGCAGGTGTATTGTCCCGCCCGGGATTCGGTTGCCACACCGCCTGCTCTCGCCGCCTCAATCGCGGCCTTGGCGTCTGGTGTCAGTCGGTCGGTCATTTGGATTGCCCTCCGCGGACGCCGCAGTCAGGTGAGGGCGGCGTCGAAAAAAGCCGTTTGATTTCAATGCGGTTGATTTGCCCGCACCTTGCTGTAAGGTGTTGATTGGTAGTGGTTATTGCCCCCCTACCTCTCCCACCAGCACCAAAAAATCTAATTGATATCATTGGTCTTTTCGCTCTGACGCCCGCACCTTCCGGCGAGGTGAGGGCATAGATGTTCCAGAATCGTTCTGTTGGTCGCGCGGCGCCAGCATATGCGCCGCCGCTCCGGCCAGCCGGATGCGGTCGGCCTCCTGGGTGTAGTGCAGCGCCATCGACGTTCCGGTCCAGCCAAACAGTGCATTGAGCTGCGCCAGCGTCGCACCGTTGAGCGCCGCGCGGATGGCGGCGATCTTGCGCACGCCATGCGCGGACTTGGCGATGCCGGCGGCGCGCGCCGCCTCGCTGAAAGCATTGCCGAACGACTCCTTGGTCAAAGGCTTGCCGCGCGCGCCGACGATGAAGGTCAGGTCGCCGCATGGCCCGGCGGCCAGCGTGCGCGCCAGCACCGGCAGGATCGGGATCGTCACTGTGACTTTGCCGCGGCTCTTTTCGGTGCGAAACGTCGCGACGCCATCGCGCACATGCTGGCGGCCGATCACCGCCGCATCGCCGCGCCGGCCGCCGGTGTAGCACAGCACATCAAACCAGACTCTTTCCTTGGTGCCGATCGGCCAGCGCCGCTCATAAGCGGCGACATCATCCTCCGTCCAGCGCGGAAAGCCTGGGCCTTTTTTGGTCTTGGGCGGCGCCACGCCCAGCGTCGGGTCCTGCCTGACCAGGCCGGCGGCGTGCGCCCAGCGGTAGAGCCCGCGCAGCGCATCCAGAAAATGCCGCGCCTGATAGGGCGTCGCCGCGCGCCGATCGCGGCCGGCAATAATATCGGCCGCCGCCAGCGCCATCGATTCATGGCCGGCGGTCTTGAGCACGCCCTTAAAAATATTCTCGCGTTGTTTCCGGGTCGCCATCGACAGATCGCGCCAGGCGGTGGTCTCGCGGTAGCGCGCGATCAACCAGGCCACGGTGCCCGCGCTTTCGCCACGCGGCGCGGGCTTCGGCGTGCCGGCGATCGCCGCCTGATATTCGCGCTCAAATTCCGGCGAGCCATAGGCCGATCGCAGCCGTAGGCGCGGCCCGCGGTCGCGCCGGACGTACCAGGCGACCCGGCCGTGGCGGGTGACGGCGCGCTGCAAAAATGGCGGGCGTGGGCGCGGCATGGCGTCCATCACAGCACCACCGGCTGCCGCTGTGCAACGGGGGGCTCGGTGCTTTGCGGCGTCAGCCGGATCAAAATCTTGCCGCCGTCGCGGGTGGTGACCTCAACCTCGGCGGCGCCGGCTTGCTTTGCGGCGCGGATAGCGCGTGCAACATCGGCCTGGGTGATGGTGGCGCCGGTGCGTGGCATCAGTCACCCGGCCGTTTGGTAGAAGTTAATGATGGGCGTTCGGCACTCATGATTGCCCGCCCGATGATTTCCGGGATTTGCGGGACGACGGAATTGCCAAGCGCTTTAAGTCGGTCCACCCGAGCGGGAACCCCATGAGCCACTCGACCCACGTCGGGTTCAACTGCCCACCAGGCGCCGCAATATCGTTCAGGTTCGGGCTGTGCCACTCGCCTGATCGCTTCGCCTGGGCTCTGCGGCTGTTCGGCTGGTCGCCCGATCGGTAGTCCCGTGCTGTCGGCGTGGGCCACTTGTTGTACCGCGCCATCCCCGTGAGCGAGTAGCGCACCGCTGCATTCGGCGACGGTGAACGGTTCGACGTGTACTCGCTCGCTGATGGCGTCGGATACAGCACCACCGCTTGCGCGAGCGGAATGCCCGTGTCCCAGGGCCGCGGCGGCTTGTTGCCCCTCCGGCCGTCCACTGCGGTAGGTGTCGGCCAAGTACGCGACTGAACCAGCAAGCTGTCTTTCGAGTGCTTGCCCGAGCCCATCGAGTCCATCCCCTCCGCGCGAGGGGTCGGCAACAATGATCCAGACCCGATCACGGATGTGAGGGGCACCAACGGCACTCGCCGGTATGCAATGCCATTCCGCATCCTGCCCGATCTCGGCCAAGTCCCCGAGAACGCTGCCCATCCCTCGACCAAGCAACGCTGCCACGTTCTCCACGATTGCGTAACGGGGTCGAACCACGCGAATGGCTCGTAGGAGATGCCGCCAGAGTCCCGAACGTTCTCCGGTAATTCCGGCACGTTGCCCAGCGTGGCTGATGTCTTGACAGGGGAAGCCTCCGCACACGATGTCGGCCTCTCCTGGGATAAATTCTCGGGCGGTGACATCAATGGCGCATGGGACTCCCGGCCACCGTTCGGCCAGGACTTCGCGGCAGTAGTCGTCGATTTCGCAGAACCCAACGGTTCGCATCCCGGCTCGTTCGAGGCCGAGGCTGAATCCGCCGATGCCTGAAAATAGGTCGAGGACATTCATGCCAATCCTTAATCACCCGTCTTCCGTGCATCGGTGGAAGTTAAAGCGATACCACCATCGTCCGCCCAATAGGCGATCTGCCGATCGTCGAAGCGAGCGCTCTGCCACCGATCAATCCGGCGTGTGGGCGGTGTCGCGATAGAGCGCGGCCCAGTCGGGGGGCGCTCGACCCCCGTATCGGCCGCACGCGCCTTGGGCGGCTTAGGGCACGGCCCGCTATAGCCGTGGAATTTGAACATTTCCTCGCCGGCCGGCATCGGCGCACCGCACAGGGTGCAAAGTGCATTGGTCATGGTGTTAATATCTCAATAGGCGCTCCGCCACCTGCGCCGTCGTCACGACGATGTCATCGCGCCGATCGGCCGTGAGGTTGGCATAGCGCTCGCGGGCGCGGATCTGGCTGGCGCGGAACTCCCGCCAAATCCGATCCTCGGTGACCGGCGGTGCCGGGCGCTTGGTCAAAATGTTGCTCGCCATCGTCATGGACTGTGCTCCACCGCCGCGGCGATCGCCGGTCGCTGATTTTGGGCGCGGATGCTGGGCGGGCTGTGCAACAGCGCGGCGCGGCCTGCCGGCGTGATCTCGACCAGGTGCATGCGGCCGACCGCGCGGCCGGTGGTCTTGAGCCAGCCGCGGCGGACACAGGCACGCACGGTGCTGCTGCGGTGCGCGCCGCCCACAGTGTCGAACAGCGATTGCCGCACCCAGCGGTTGCCGCGCAGCCGGTGCAGCGGTTCGGCCAGCGCGCTGCGCAGCGCGCCGGCCTGGATCGGCGATAGCGCGGTCATCGGTCGGACTCCGCGCCGCGCTGCTGGCCGATCTGGCGCTGCGCGCTTTGCTGGTGCCGGCTCAGCGCATCGGCGAGCGCTTCGGCGACGCCGTGGGTGGTGGCGCGGGCATAGTCGAGCAGCTTTTCGTAATAGCGCCGCTCGGCGCGGTCGCGTTCCAGCTCGGCGCGCAGCTGGATGGTTTGACAGGCGTGCTCGGCACCGGCGTGCTCGAGCAGCGCCACCAGCCGGTCGTTCTCGGCATTGAGTTGCTGATTGGTGCGCTTGAGCGCCACCACCAGGTCGCTGAGTTCGTCGATCTCCGCGCGCAGGTCGTCGATGGTGTCGATGTCGTTGATGTCGGCGGTGCTGTCGTGGAGTGCGGCCTCGGCCAAGGCTTGGCTGGCTTGGGCGGCGGCCGGTTGGCTGCGCTGGTGCTTGTTCATGATTACTCCTGACTGTGGGGGACGCTGCGGTTCGCCGCCGATCAGGGTGATCAGCTCGGCGAGCGGGTCGGACGGAGGGGTCATCGGCATCAGATGAAACCCTTATCCTTGGCCAACCACTCCGGCATCGTGAACGTCCCGTCGCGGTTGTCCTCAACTTGCGATTTCGGCAACCAGGCGATTGTTTTGCCGTCAAAAAGACGTATCGCCTTGTCGGTTTCGCCGCGGACCTCGCCGGCGATGTCGATCAGCTCACGCTTGGGCATAACGATCAGTCGCTACGGGTTGAGGTCGGTCACGACCAGATGTTTGCCATAAGCAAACATTTCGGTCAAGCGAAAACGTTTGCTGATAGAAAACACCTTTCAAGCGGGAGATTATTTTGGCGCCTTGGCCTTGCCGGTTGGAGCTGCGGACCATTTGCAAGCCATGGCGATACGTTCGCGGACCTCGGAGACCTTGCCTAAATCGAAGGTGCCGTCGTGACTCTGGCCACGCCAGCCGGTGGCGCGTAGAAACAACATTTCGTGGTCGGGGAGGGCGCGAAGGAATGAGCCGGCATTGGGGGCAAAAGCAGCCACGCCCTGCTGGGATGGCAGCCAGCTGCCATTGATAGGTGGGTTCTTCCCAATACGGTAGGTCATGCGGATCGCTTGTCCAGTACCCAGGAATTCTTTGTCCGAGAATGCGACCTCCGTTGCATTCTCATGGCAGCGCAGGACGAGCGAGGACCGTCCATCGCGCGACAAAAGTACTGCGTGGACCTGCGGGCCGTCGTCCAATGGCGAGCGGCTCTCGCTAATATGCCATTCTGCCGCCTGTGTAGGTCCACGGTCGGCCGCCGGCTTGCGCGTGAGGGCATCGAAGCAAGCCAGCCGCGCGGGATCATCTTTAACAAGTGCGCAGAGTAGGGTGGCCTCTTGAGCGTATCCGGCTGATGGTAGTGCGAGAATGAAGAAAGCGAGCGCGGCGCGCATGCGGTTCTAGCTCCTCGTTTCCAACAGGCTCCCCAATGTCGCGGGTTGATATCGGCGCAGGCGAGCCAGTTCGGCCCTGGTCGGCGGTTCTTCGTATAATTCGTTTACGCTGACGCCCATAACGCGGGATAGGCGCAGCATCACCAACGCTGATGGGTTCGGCGGCTTATCTGGTGTCTTGGGATTGATCAGATTGTTGAGGTAGGCGCGGCCAATCTTGGCGCGCTGTGCGACATCAATCTGCTTGAGTTCGAGTGCCGCGAGCCAAGATCCAATGTGAAGTTGTTCGGTCGGTCCTGGCTGGCGGCGGGGCATCCGTCCGCGAAAAGATCGCGTGCGATTTGCGATTTTCGGCTGATTTCGCGGGCGTTTTAACATGCCGTGATTGTCGGTCGGCGCGGGCGAAAAAGCGATTTGCCCACAGCAAACTTTTTCGGTTGCAAATGCCGTTTGCTGATGGCAAACATCTATCATGAATCAGCCAGAAGAGCGGGAGCATCCATTGGCGGAGTGGATCGACGCAAACGTCGGTAGCGATGCTGAGTTCGCGCGCCGCCTTGGTATCTCACGGGGGCACCTGTCTTCGATTCTGCAAGGCAAGCGTGGCATGTCCGCCGATCTCCAGGCGCGCATCGAGGTTGAAACCAACGGTGCCTTCACCGGCGCGCGGCTCCAGCGGGAGCGAAAAACCCTCATGAGGCTGGTTCAGTGAGCACCTCCGCCTTCCAGCCGTTTGAGGATCAGCCGTGCGGCGCCGGCAACGATCGTGGTTGGCAATACCAACGTGCACGGTGCCTCGGCGACAAACATCCCGCTGGCGTTCTTGCGATAGGCCACCGGCACCAGCCGGCAGACCGCGCCGAACAATTCGCAATCGTGCAGTTCGTGGGCGAAAAACTCCGGGGCGTTGCTGGTGTCGACAAAGGCCGTTCTCGCCATACTTGCTCCTTGCCAGTTGTGGTGTTCTTGGCCGGCAGGCTAAGAGTTCAACGTGTATTAATTGTAAAAAACAACCCCGACTTTTGCGCCCAAACGGTAGTGGGCGGTAGGTCGGGCGGGGGTTTCTTTGTCGGTAGCGTGAGGGCGTGGTCATGGGTGGAATCGAATCGGGGGCGGCCGGTTTCTCAACCGCAATCCGGTGTACTGGAGTGCACCGCGGTGCACTGGAGTGCACCGGAATCTACGCCCGGGCCGCGCGCGGCATCTGGCCGCGCAAGACGGCCGAGCATTGGGCCGCCGCGGCCGGCGTCAAAACCCGGATCGCCAGATACTGGCTCGCCGGCGCCCGCGCGGTGTCGGACGCGGGCAAGCTGGCGCTTATCCGCGAACTGCAATAGGCCGGCCCGCTGGTTGGCCGCATCGGCGGCGCTGCTGCTGCTGGCGCTCATGGCGGGCGGCGGCGTGGCTTTCGCCGCGCCGCCCGGCGCCGCC